CGGGTTTACCATTCTTAATTACCAGTTCGTAAATCATAAGATTCCGCTCACTTTCAGCGTGATGTACAGCGCAACCATAGCGATGATGAGTACTGCCCATGTGTAGGCAAGGTTGATGCTTGTGACGATAAGCTGTTCCAATTCTTCATCGGAACCCGTTGTCCATTTGATTTTCATAAATCCTCTCCTTGTGTTAAACTGAGGATGCCTTTGATAAGGCACTTTCTCTTGAATGCGGATCGGTTTGCAAGGCTATCCGCATTTTTACGTTTCGCTCCAGTTCAGCGAATGTGATGTGTTTGACCTTCAGAACAGATTTCTGTGAAACTTTGTCCGTGCGGATTAACTGTCCGCATTTTTCTTTGTCCATCTGAAGAGCCAGTGTGAAGATGGTTTTTGCTTCCACTTTGCTTGTGTCCAGAAGCAAGGCGATTTCGGTGATGTTCAAGTCCATCGCCCATAGGCATTCGGTAAGTCCTCTTTTCCTTCTCATATCTCCTTTCCAGTTACCAAATCGGTAACTATGTTTCGATAAAAAAATCAATCATCGAAACCTTTGACATAGATGTTATCTGTCGGAACACCTGTGACTTTGGATAACTGTTTCAAATCATATGCAGTCATTGGAACGTTCCCAGCAGATACCTGTTTGAGATGGTTTTCACTGAGTCCACACATCTCTGCAAGTTTCGTAATGCTGACCTTTTTCATAGCAGCCAGTGCCTTTACATTCAGCTTGATTTCGTCCATCCATTCTCCTTTCTGTTTTCGTTACCTCATCGGTTACATCTTCGATTTTAATTACCAAAGAGGTAACTGTCAACACTATTTTTTAATTTTTTTAACTTTTTGATTATAATGAAAGTAAGCAGAGAGGTAACTAATATGGAACAAGATTTCAATAAACGTCTTGGCTATGTATTAAAGCAAACACGAAGAGCCAAAAAGATGAAACAACCGCAGATTGCAGAACAACTCAATGTTACAAAGGTGACCGTATCACGATGGGAAAGTGGGCAGAGAGCAATGAGTGCAAAGAACCTCAAGGAATACTGTGCCGTTCTCGATGTGCCTGTCCAATACGTTATTGATAAGACATAAAAAAAGCATGGATAGGAGATGACCATGCTCTTTCCCCCTGAAAGGGTAACAATAGAAGGATTCAAATGAGGTTGCCCAAAACTGTTAAAACCGTATGCCTACCTACTACAGGTACTTTCATGATAGCGCATTCATCCCGAAAAGGAAGTGGTGAAAAATATGCCAGTGTATAAAGACAATAAGCGAGGAACATGGTATGTGAAGTATTCATACACAGACCGTGTTACCGGGCAGAGAAAACAAGTCCTGAAGCGAGGATTCAAAACGAAACGAGATGGCACGATATGGCTGGCAGAGCAGACTACAAAGGAAAATCCGTCAGCAATCACCTTCCGTCAGCTTGCTCAGAAATCGTTTGAATACCGTCAGCCGAAGGAATATACAAAGATACAGCAGACAGCCATCTTTGAAAATTATGTCCCCTTCATCGACACACAGGTTGATAGCATTACCAAAGCAGATGTCATGAACTGGTACACGGATCTCGCCAAAAAAGAACTGTCACCCAGCACGATGAATCTTTACATCCGTGTCACAAAAGCCGTGCTGAAATTCGGCAATGAATTCTACGGACTGCCGAATCTGACTGTCGGTTTGAAGAAAGTCAAAGAGCCAAGGAAAGTGTATGAAACATGGACACCCGAAGAATTTAATCAGTTCATTCAGCACACAAGCGGACATTACAAAGACCTGTTCATGTTTCTCTTTTGGACAGGCTGCAGAAAGTCCGAAGCGATGGCTCTGCAGTACACGGATTTCTTCGATGGCAAAGTACATATCCAAAGGCAGTTGGACAGAACAGATAAATTCGTTGACTTGAAGACGGAATCATCGGACAGGGTGTTGAAATTACCACCCTCGCTACAAGCCTATTTACAGCCCGTTTTAGAGCGATGTTCAGAGGAATGCCCGTTTGTATTCGGTGACTACAGACCCCTTGTTAAATCAAGCCTACACAAGCAATTCAAGCAAGCTATAGTGGACAGCGGTGTGAAGGAAATTCGTGTGCATGATTTAAGGCACAGTTTTGCTACCATGATGATAGGAAACGATGTGAATATCGTAGCTGTCAGCAAGTACCTGGGTCACAAAACCATCGACCAAACGCTTAAAACCTACGCACACCTGTTCGCAAAAGCGGACGATGCAATGATAGAAAAGATTGATACCCTGTTTAAAACAGGATAAAAAAGGTATCAAAAAGGTATCACGGATTCAAAAAAGCCTTTATTCATGGGAGTTTTTGGCACTTTGAATCTTTCAACAGATAAGACGGTAAGCATTCATAAACTTCCATAAAGCCCTATAAATGGGCTTTTTTGTTTATTCTGAGCCATGTAAAACTATGCTTTTTTCACAAAAAGGTATCACTAGGGTATCACGGCATGTGATATAATATTGGTGTCGGAGATATCTGCAGATCGGTGAATTTTGGGTGAAGGTTCATCGGTCTCTTTTTTATAAACAAAAAAGCCACCCCCGAAGGAGTGGCTCTAGTCAAATATGGTGGTCAATTATCTCATTCTGGTATTCGTCACGTACCTCACGTAACTTATCAATACCGTTGCCGTCTATCATGTGGTTAACGATAGCATTGAGCGCTTTTGTGGTGTAACGGTCTGTGGCTTTTCGTGCCTGTTCCGCTTTTTCAAGAGATGCAATTCTCTGCTCATGATTCTCAATCTGTTTGAACGGAGCCATTGCCCATTTAAGGAATGCTCCGATAGCGGTAATACCGCCAATCACCCACAATAACTGTGAGAATGAAATTGTGATATCAGTCTGCATTTGTGTCGCCCTCATACTGTTCTGCTTTTGCTTTTTCGTATTCAGCGACACTCATTCTGATGCATCCAGCAATGAACGCTCCAAATGCGGAGATAATCGTTGTGGCTACGGCTGTCGGCTCCCAATTAAGAGCCAAGCCAACCACACCCACGAATGTAGCAAGCGATGGAATGAAATAGATAGCGATCCATTTCAGAATGTCATAAGCGTTGTCACTCAGTTTCATGTTTATCTCCCCTCTTCCACTTCGTTCAGGCATCTGCTGTAAACCCAATAGCCCAATTCCTTCAAGAATGCACGGTTGTTCTTGATGTCGATCTTGCTGACTGTCAGTGTGCCATCGAATGCGACACCCGATCCGATGTGCAAGATGTTGTCGCACTTGCCATCGTTGCGGTCAACTTCGTGTACATGAGCGGTAGGGAACCATCCCCCTACCCATGCATTGTACATTTCCCACTGCTTATTGCGGACTCTCAGGCCCTGTACATAGAAGCCCCAAGATGTGACCTTGGAGCCAACAGTCAAGACCTGATCGGTAGCCTTCTTCTTGACTTCCTTTTTGACAGCGGATTCTTTCTGCCCAGCAAAGATCTTCGGTCTGAATACTCCGATGATACCGGCAGTGGGCAGTTTCGCAATTGTGACATACGGATAAGGCTGATTCTGTCCGAGGAAGTAAACCTCATCCTGTCCGTTGTCATGATCGTAGATGAAGATGTGGCTGTAAGGATAGTTTGCACAGCTGTCTGTGATGCAGATGTCACCCGGCTGAAGCTGTGCAGTCAGACCGATGTCAACACAGAAGTCCAGAATGCCGTTGGTCTTCCGCTGATAGGCGATGTCTTTTACATAACCTGTAAGACCGCAATGAATGACTTTACCGCCAATGTACGGGAAATAGGCTCCCGAAACAAGATCCCAACACTGCTCTTTGCGATACGCTGGGAATCCGTCAACATCGACATGTTTGCCCAAATACAATGATTTGAACTCTGCGTATGATTTAGCCATATGCTGCTCCTTTCATTAGAAAAGGGAGACCTGATTGATCTCCCTTAGAATCTGATTTCTTCAAGGACTTCTTTGATTTCGTCCTCGGTTAATGATTTTGTTTGTTCCATAAACTTGCTTCAAACTTGCAATATCTTGCAACCAACTTGCAACCCTCGTCTTATTTTTGAACGATCTTGTCTGCAAAAAAGTACGATCTCGTCTACTTTTTCTGAATTTTTTGAACGATGATTGAACGATCACTTTAAAGTTTCCTCATTTCCTCCATCTCGTTACAAGGATGAAAACAACGAATATGAGTTGGGTTGCTACCAGTATGTAAGACTGTATATCCATAGTCACCTCTAGTGATTTAAAGTTTCCTTTTACTCAGCCTTTCATCATGTCTTCCATAGCTTTCTGAGCGATTAAAGCATGACCGTCAGCGTTCGGATGCAATGCTTTTCCTGTTTCTGTGCTGTAGTCTCCCATATAAGTCGGAAGAGTCGCATATGTAATGCCACAGTTGTACAGGTCAATCACTTTGGCATTAAACGCCTCGGCAATCTGTTTGATTGCGTCATTGAAAGTGGTAAGGGGGACTCCCGCATCATTAATTTCGGGATCGCCAACATTGCCGTTATTTTCTTCTATGGTCAATGTTGCGCAGAATATTTCTGCGTTCGGGTATGCTGTTTTTATGTTGTTCAGCATAACCCCATAGGCTTCTCTGAAGGTAGTTGTAGCTGTCGGAATATCTCCAGTACCATCATATGTTCCTAACCCGATTTCGTTGTTGAAGTCATTCACACCCATATAAACTATGATTACATCAGGACTTGTGCCAAGGTCTGACGAGCGTGTTCCGCATCCTGCGCTTGATTCTCCCGCTGATGTGGTAACTCTTGAACCGCTCCATGAATTATTCAGTGATAACGTCATGCCGAACCGATCAATAGCTCTTTTCCACCATGTCTGATTGACTGAAGTAACTCCGCAGTTTTCGCCTGTATAGAAATTTCTGTTTCCGCTCGGAATCCAATTCAGATATGTTGATATTGAATCGCCAAGAATTGAAAGTGTCTTCCCACGATATGACTTTTCTGCAAAGTTGATTTTGCGATATGTGCCACCTTGCAAGCCGACAACAAGTTCGGTGTCAGATATGAATGTACAGCCTTCAATTTCTCTACGCAGGGTTGTATTAACAGAGTATTTAATCACTCCGTTATTCGGATTCAAAGCATAAACATACTGATCCATCTGATTTGTTCCGCTTGCCACCCACAGCATACCATCGTGGAATGTGCATCCCTGCATACAGTAAATGAAATCACGTTCAACACTGGTTACAAATGTGGGAGTTCCATTTGAAATATCCCACTTTGACAAGATCACCTTATTCGCTCCAGCGTTGTCACTGTACCAATCATTCATTGTATAGCCGACAACATAAAGCAGTTCGTTTTCTTCGTCTAAGCCAAACCCCGCAAGATAACCAGTTTTTGTGCTATCCAC